TATATGAACACGAATACCAATGTACAGTACAAGAACATGAATATAACTCTACAACGAATTTATCCGCAAGAATTATCCCCTCATCTACTAATAACCAACTTGCAGATTTTACAACAAGTTCTTTCTTTAAACCATTTGTAACTACAATAGGATTATATAATGAAGAAAATGAATTATTAGTTGTGGGAAAATTAGGACAACCAATACGTATGTCTGATGAAACAGATACTACTTTTGTAGTAAGATACGATACTTAATATTTTTAATATATGTATAACCAGAATAAAAATCACATTTAAACGATTATGTCAACACAAACAGGAATAACTTTAAAAACTTACTTCAATACAGGTGATAAACCTACAGAAGCTCAATTTGCTGATCTAATTGATAGCAAATTAAATTTAACAGACGGAGGAAACATAACAGGAAACGTTACTTCCTCAAACTATCTAACTGTTCAAAAAACAGGATTTGGTACTAGTTTATCAGTAGCTAGTGGTAGTGCTGAAGCATTTGATGCTATTGCACCACCATTTGTAGCAGGATTACAACCCCATATTAAAACTTTCTTATTAAATCCACACACAGTAATGCATGAAGCTGTATTTGGAAATACTAATGGAAATACTAACATGTGGGAAACCGATACTGATAATTCAAGTGCCGTAGTATCTATTGGAACTGCAACTGATTTTATACATGGTGGATTTACTTTAACTACTGGTGGTTCTGATGGTAATCAAACATCATTATCAACAGCAGCAAAACCTTTTAAATGTGCAGCAGGTAAACCGTGGTGGGCTAAAATTAGATTTGCAATAGATGATCATGATGGAGCAGAATTTTTCTTTGGAATATCTGAACAAGCTTTTGATGTAGCTAAATTTCCAGAAGTTAATCCAGCAGCAGGTAAAGACAGAGTTGGATTTTATAAAGTAGCTCATGCAACTGATGCAGTAACATTTAGTACATCTAAAAATGCTGGTGGTGCCGAATCAACAGCTTTTGATACAGCTCAAACTTACGATGCAGATGGTTCAATAGTTTCTTATGGTATTTATTGGGATGGTATTGATTCTGTACGTTATTTTGCCAATAAAGTAGCTACAGGTACTGTTTCAGGCCCTTTAGCTTTAATTCACACTTATAATACAACAGCAGGTATTCCTGATGATTCCGATATGTTCTTAGGTTTTTACTTAGCCACTGGATTAGGTTCAACTAAAACAGCAACTATCGAATTTTTAGAAGGTGCTATTGCAGTTTAATTTCAATTAAATATAATATTAAAAGACCTTGGTTTTCCAGGGTCTTTTTTTTACATTAATGGTTATGTGGTATTTCTTAGACAAACAAATAAACGAAATTTCTGACCTCCCCGAAGGAGCGTTCGGATTTATTTATCAAACAACTCATATTCCAACTGGTAAAAAGTACATTGGTAAAAAATCTTTAATTTACAATTTAAAGAAAAAATTAGGTAAAAAAGAAAAAGCGCTTTGGGAAGGGAAAGGACGTCCCCCCGTATATAAAAGAGTATTAAAGGAAAGCGATTGGAAAACTTATTATGGTTCACATGCTTTTCTTAAAGAGGCAAATAACGATGATTTAGAAAGAAAAATATTACAAGTGGCTTTTAATAAAAAAGAACTTACATACCTAGAATGCAAATACCAATTTATATTAGAAGTTTTAGAAGATAAAAAATATCTTAACGATAATATATTAGGTAAATTTTACGATAGGGATTTTAGATGAAGGAAGATTTATTAAGACAATTATTAGAATCAGTTTTAGGTAAAAGTAAGTCAGCCCGTGGAGGAGACGAAGCTGTATTTAGTTGCCCTTCTTGCAACCACCATAAGAAAAAATTAACCCTAAACTTATCAACACAAAAATTCCAATGTTGGGTTTGTGGTTATAAAGGACATAGAGCATTTAAATTACTTAAAGCAGTAAGTGCATCACCAAAAGCATACGATCTTTTAAAAGATATTGATTCTCAATACAGTTTTAGAAAACAAACCACCACTAAAGCACCATCGGGTTCTTTGCATTTACCATCGGGAGTAATGCCTATAATGTCCTCTTCAGCGATATTGTCAAAACACGCACTACATTATTTAAATCAAAGAGGAATCACACCTCAAGACGTAGTTAAGTATGATTTACATTATAGTGAACAGGGTGATTTAAGAAATATGGTTGTAATACCTTCATACGATAAAGATGGTTTTTTAAATTATTATGTTGGTAGATCATTTGATAAAAACGCATATATCAAACATAAACTCGCATCCAGTACCAAGGACATAATCGGGTTTGAAATGTATATACACTGGGATCTTCCCATTATTTTATGCGAAGGTGCGTTTGATGCAATGGCTATAAAACGTAATGCAATTCCATTATTTGGTAAACGAATCTCTGATTCTTTAATGAAACAAATAATCGAATCAAATGTTGAAAAAATATACCTTGCTTTAGATGAGGATGCTTTTAAGGATGCTTTTAAACACGCTGAAACACTTATGGGGTATGGAAAAAAAGTTTATCTTATAGAAATGGGCGATAAAGACCCATCTGAATTAGGTTTTGAAGCTTTTACAAAATTGCTACATAAAGCAGTAAAATTAACAGCTTCTGTATTAATGAAGAAAAAATTAGCCTTGTCATAAAGGTTTATATTTATTACAAAACCACACAATTAATGGAGAAAATCGCGCTTTTACCTGGAGGATTTAAACCTCCCCACGCTGGACATTATAACATGGCTAAATGGTTAGCTAATAATACAGATGCAGATACTGTAGTTGTAAAGGTAGGTGCTAAAGAAAGAGATGGTATTACAAGAGAAATATCTCTTAAACTATGGAATCTATATAGACTTTCTGATCCCGATTCTCCTCGTATAGCAATTCTTCCTTCAAATTCAAATTCACCAGTACAAGATGTTTATGATTTTATAGAAAAAGAGGCACCCGAAGGTTCTATAGTTTATTTAGGAATGGGAGAAAAAGATGCAACAGATAAACGTTTTGCTAATATAGGTAAATTTGCTGAGCCAAAAAATATTAAATTTGAAACAGCTTTAGTCCCACCACAAGCAGGAGGTGTATCAGGTACTGAAATGAGAGGTTTTATAAAAAACAATGATAAAGAATCTTTTCAAAAATATATTCCGGAACATCTAACACAAGAACAAAAAGATCAAGCTTGGGAAATGGTTTCATCATTAGAAGAAATGATGATGGGTACTATGAATAATCAAGAAAAAGCTAAACATGCTAAAAATCTTAAACGTTTAAAAAAAGATTTAAAAAAACAAAATGATCAATATGAAAAAGTACCTGACTATTTAAAAGGTACTCTTACAAGAAAATATTATAATGAAGATTTATATAATCCAGAAGATAAAGTAAACGATTATATGAGAAGTAGTGAATATAAAGCAGGTTTACCAGACGGTTCAAAAGAAGATATTCCACATTCTTACAAATATAAAAGAGGAGGAGTGTATGGTAGAATGTATGAAGAAAAATTTGCAAATCATTCAACTAGTGCTGCTAAAATAGATGATATTATTATTCCTTTAGAAGTAGCAGATACACCTGAAAAACAAATTAGGGGAATGATGGATAGGGATGAAATGGACGGTGGTATGATTTTTCCTTATGATCAAGTTTCACAAAAAGATTTTCATATGGAGGGATGTAAAATTCCTTTAGATATAATTTTTATTAAGGGAGATAAAATTACAAAAATACACCATAATTGTCCTCCTTGCAAACAAATACCTTGCCCTAAATATTCAGGTATGGCAGATAATGTTTTAGAATTACCTGGGGGTTACTGTAAAAAACATAATATAAATAAGGGAGATGAAATCAATCTTAATTTAATTCCTAGAGATGACAAACCAGTTTATACTTTAAAAGAAAAAATAGATAAAAAAGATATCAAACAGCTAGATACATTTGCAGATAAACAATTAGATCCTGTAGATGTTGATTTAACATCAAACCATTTTTTTGATAGATTAAATGATCCCCGTAATGATAAAAATATTTCAAATGCTGAATTAATTGGATTTTTTAAGCGTTTAGGTAAAAAGAAAAAAGATTTACTTGATTTTTTAACTAAATATAAAGAAATAGTAGCATCAGATAGCAGAACAGATATTAATATACCCTTTTTAAAACAAGCAGATAAAATAATAGCTAAAACTATTTTAAGAAAAAAAGATTTTCAAACATCTAACCCACAATTATCTTTAGAAAGAGATCTTTCAGATAAAGAAGAAAGAATAGCTCAAAGTTTACCAGATAAAGAATTTAAAAAACGTTATGGTAAAAACTGGAAATCAGTTAAAATAGCCACTGCTACTAAAATGGCTAAGAAAAACGAAAACTATCCACCTTACAAAGCAGA